TCAATGTTTTGCGGTGGTGCCGGTGGTGCCGTTTGACTCTTTTGGTGCCCAAATGGTGCCCTGAGTAAAAAGCTCATCTAACTTTTCAACTGCAGATTTTTTTACGTCTTGAGTAACGTGAGAATAAATGTCAGCAGTGGTAGCAATCTTGGAGTGCCCGAGTATCTCCTGGACTACTTTTATGTTTTCCCCTTTTTCAAGTAACATGGTTGCAAATGTATGTCTCAGAGCATGCAATGTCACTCCGGATATGCCCGCTTTTTTACAAAGTGTATCAAATTTTCTCTGGAGATTTCTTGGTGAAACCACGGTGCCTTTACTGGTGCAAAAAACTGGCATGGTAGGTCCATACAGTCCTTCGGTGATCATCTTATTTTTGTGCATTACAAGTGCATCCTTGACTGTGCTTGGTAAAGGAATTGTTCTTGCAGATTTATCAGTTTTCGTTTCCTGATAAATCAAGCCTTCCCTAGTCCTTACCAATCCTTTCCGGATGTGTACTAAACCATTTTCCAGATCTATATCCTCCCAACAAAGGCCTAACAGTTCCCCGCGCCTCATACCAGTGCCGAGTAGAAGCAAGAATGCAGGGCCAAGTCGTTCTCCAGGCAATAATCTTAAAAACTTATCCATATCATCTGATGATAGAACATTAATTTCTTTGCGTTTTATCTTGGGCAAAGTAACAGCTTGGCTTACGTCATGAATTAGCAATTTGTTCTTTATCGCCTGGCTCAATGCCCCGTGAATAACTTTGTGAATGTGGTGGATAGTTTGGGGAGATTTACCTTCTTTGAGCTTATCATTGTAAAGCTTTTGGAGGTGATCAGTACGCAACTCATGGAGATACAAAGCTCCTAGCGCTGGCTTTATATGACAACGTGCCATTGTTTCATATAGTTCCCAGGTAGTAGGGCGAAGATTGTTCTTTTTATAGTTATAGAGCCAGTTATCAATCCATTCGGCAATAGTCATTTTGGTTGGCTCAACAAACGTTCCCTGCTTTAGTTCCATCAGCATCTGAGCCATCATTTCTTCCGCATCTGCCTTGCGGCCATTAAAGTAGCGGGTAATTCTCTTTCTTTTGCCCGTTGCCGGGTCCCTTCCAGCCTCGACGACAATCTTCCATCTCCCTTTCCCTGCTGGTTCAATATGTCCTGCCATTATCAATCCCCCTTTGTTTATCCTTATGATGATCCTGCAAGATGCGTTTTGACAAATGTTCGATGAAAACTGAAATAAAAAAGCGGTTTAAACCGCTTTTTTAAATTTAATTAACGATTATTTATACTGTGGTAATAAATTACATCTTCTATGGGATCTTGTCTTAGATAGTTCAATCGAGCATATTGGTGTTGTAACATATTTTCATCTATCTTTGCATATTTCCCTTCTTTAGTTCTTTTTAAAAAGGTAATTAAAACTTCCAATTCAGGTTGTTCTTGGTTTTTAATCATATTATTCATAATCGACCCCCCTTTTTGGTTTAAGTATTATTTTTTTCCCTACTTGCATTTCAATCTCATTCCTCATACCTGAGAGATCTATTTCGTAATTACAACTACATCTTATTTTATCATTTCTGGGGTAAGGAAGGAATCCTTTTGACAAAAAATCATTATCTATTTTTGGATCGTCAATAAATTTCATATACAGCGTATAATTTTTACCGCATTGTGGACAATTTATTCTAGCTTCAATAACTTCAGGTGGAGAAGCAGGGGGGAGGGTATTAGGTTGTTTAATTGGCGCAGCATGTTTAAACAGCTTTGTATCTTGAGTGGCATAAATTTTATAAGCAGTTGTTGAAGTAAAAATTAATCGACAAACAGTTTGTATTCGATAAACTAGTTCAGCTAATCGAGGGTTATCATCAATTTGATTTATTTTAAGTCCAATATAATGTAAATCTTGTATTTTAATCGAACGGCCGTGTAATCTCCATTTAGCGTGATTGCACAAAGTTTCTGCTATCTGTTTAGCGCGATTTTGTTTCATCTCCTCGGTTACAGAAATACCTCTTTCTTCGGTTATATTCCAATTTTTGAATTTGTATTCAGTTAACCATTGAATAACTAAATCTTGAGCATATTTATAGGCGTGTTCAATCCCTTCTAATTCCCCAGGAGTAATTTGGGCAATCATAATCGCATCAAATGGATTTAGTGTCTCATTTTTTTCTGCTTCTTCTCTTTTTTTCTTTACCCATTCTAAGTAATCATAAGCAGATACAATTGAACGCCCCAAAGGCACTTGGGCATCAATTGGACCTAAACTGCCAGTTTCAGTCATAAATATTTCATGCCCTGATAAAGCCATAATAGTGCCTGCGCTTTTAGCTTCTCCAGAAATAACAAATGAGATGTGAGAAAAATTATTATGTAAAAACCTAACAATTTCTTCTGCTGCTTCACCGCTACCGCCTGGTGTTTCGAGGTAAAAGTCTAAATTACTAAGTCCTTTTTTAGGATTTAACATGTCAAAAATTGTATAATAATCTTCTTGGTCTAATTGATTTTCACGTAATCTTTTTTCATTAGCAGTTGAAAATACAAATAAATAAGTATTTCGTTCTTTATTGTATTTATGGATAAGTTTTTGTAGTTCTACTTCAAGTTCATATGCACTGTAACCTTTTTCAATGTATTCGTTCATGTAACTCAAACATAATACCCCCTTTAGAATTGAAATTAAATTTCTACTGCCATTTTTAAAAACTATATTGCTTTATCTCTTTTTTAAGATAACCCCCTTCCCTTTGTTTATATAAAAACCAAATTCTTGCCAACTCAATAGGAACTTTCTTTCGCTTGGCGTATTCATCAATACTTTCCCCATAGGAGGGCCTGTCTTCTGCAAGGAGTAGCTCAGCCGCAAATTGGTTGGCCTGGTATTCGTATTTACTATTACTAAAGAATGTCTTATTAATTACGAAAAAATATCCAACTCCTGGGGGGTGCAAATGAAAGTGGCCTAATTCATGAGCAACAACGACGCGCTGCATTTCTTCAGATAGTTGGCTATTGAGTCCGATGATCTTGCAACCAAACAAGTTAATAATCAGCCCTTTGATTTTCCTGAATGGGAATCGAATAATAGTAAAACCGAGGTATTCCGCAATGGCAAACGGATCCCTGGTCCCGTACCGATCAGCGAGGTTTTCGACGGTAGTCTTGATGTACTTCTTACTTGTCATGCTGCCACCGCCTTGTCGTGATGTGTCAAAATATGTCGAAATGCCATTATAAGCGAAAAACTACTACCCTTGAAGGGTAGCAGTTTTGATTGGCAGAAAGAAGATAGTTTATTCAATGATTTTTGTTGACAATAAGCCATTGATTGAATATAATGAAATCACAACGGGAATATAATTCTTAGGGGTCGTTTTCACGGCCGCCCGCCCTTGGCTTAAGCCATGAGGCGGTTTTTAATTTTTAGGGAAGATTTTAAGGCCTTTACCGTTGTACTCTGGATAACCATAGAATTTGCTTTCAATGGATTGATAGGCTCTATCTTTTTCTTTTGAGATGCAATATTTATGAATTGGGTAAGAAGTTAAATCTGCGATTTCTAAACCAAAATAGGTTCTTTTTTCTGACTTGTCCCATTTCGGGTTAAAGTATACACCTTTTATATTGGCTAAATCTGAACTTTCTACAAACTTAGTACCATTTTTTAAGATTTCACAAATCCGTTTTAATAAATTTTTATCTTCATTCTTACCTCTTGATTCAAGAACTATTAAACCAGATTTATTTATTGGTTTTAGAAAAAATTTTCCAAATCGTTCTATAATAAATTCCAAACACAAGGCATATGGATGCTTTGGGTTTATATAAGTACACAAATGAGAGAGCTTATTAATATGTGAAGAAAAAATCACATAATCTAGGCTTGTCATAAAAGCTGTAAGATCCGCAATAAAATCGCAATAATTTATTACTTCAGCAGAAAAAGTCCTCTTTTATTTCTAATTTCCGAAGAATGAAAACATACACGTTTATAGGTATCTTGTTTATTATAATAAAACAACCCATTTTCCCAATATTTATTTTTTAATGAAATAATCGCGTTTCTCACTTCAGGAAAATTACTGCGTGCTAAAACACAACCAGTAACAGTAAAAAAATTTTCCAAGTCTGAAGAAGAGTGATTAATGTTATTTTTTAACTTTCTCATTAGATATTTAAGGTTGTGAGAACCATTTTCATCTACAAACATGATATAATCAATTTCTTCTGGCCAATCATCAATAATAGTTGGTCGATCATACCATGCCAAGATTCTATACACCTCTCCCTTTTTTCTTCCTTATTGTCTTCCAGGCTACCTTCAGGAACTCGATTATATCCTGCTTATCTTCTTCATCCAGAGGTTCACCGTTGAACATAACATTCGATTCAAGCAGTATCTTTTCAAGGTCCAAATCTGAAGGCGGGCACTCCTCAATCGCTTCCATTTCATCGGGGCAATGGTTGGGGTCGGTTTTTATATCGGCCGCTTCCAGTAATTCATTTATTGGCACGCCAAGTCCTTTAGATATTTTTTTAAGGGTATCGATTGTTGGTGAAACTGGCTTGTTTGTTCTAGGGTCTTTGCCTTTCTCCAAACTGTCGAGGTATGAATGGCTTATATCACACATCCGAGCGCATTCGCGCAGAGAAAGCCCTCGCTCTTTTCTTTTGTTTCTTATGTATTCTCCTAATTTATCCATAAAATCACTCCATGTACATTTTAACATGAATGTAAGACATACCATACGTAAATTGTAATTTTTTTTGTAAAACATACTTGACAGCCTAAATTAATGTATGTTATGCTTTACATGTAAGGAATGCAGAACGAATGAGAGGGGGTGTAGTTGATGAGGAATTTAATTGCCTTAAAGCGAAAGGCGCTTGGCATGACGCAAGAGGAATTGGCGAGCATATTAAAAATAAGCAGACCATATTTGTCCGATCTGGAAAACGGGAAATATAATGTTAGCGGGAAACTTATGCTAAAGATAGCAAATGCCCTTGGCTGTAAAGTAGAGGAAATTTTTTTTGACGATACTGTCAATCATGCAGAACAAAAGCCCAAGGCGGGGTAGGAGGTGTAGCAATCCTCTTAAACGAGTCAAGGTTTTCGGCGACACAGGGTAGGAGGTGAGGGTGAGTGAGGAATAGCTGGTTTGAAGAAGTTTTAATAAGCCAAATCCAATTACTTATTGAATGGAACAAGAAGTTAGTTGACCCCGAGCAAGTCCGTAAAAATATTGAAACTATTGTTTTGGCATTAAGGCTTTTAAATGAATAAACAGGTTATTTTAAATCGCCAGGACGAGGTCTATTTTCTTTTTCAAGCTTACTGACTGTGTTAAAGATAGTCGCGTATATTTTACCTATTTCTTCTGCGAGTTTAGTATTGAAATCCATTGAATTATCGACATTGGGTAATACAAAATTCTTTGAGTTAATAATCGCTAATGTAAGTTCCTTGGTAATTTCAAAGCTTTTCAATTGGCAACACTCTCCTTGGGACTTGTCGGGGCATTAAAGATTTTCGAGTTAAACGAGTCAAGGTTTTTGGCGACTTTTAAGCCGGCTTGTCCCGCCTATGGCAATCCTTGTTAAATTCATTTTGCATCAAGGCGAACGAGTTTTCTCTCATGCTGGGCGATTTTGCTCACAATATAGGACAAGTCGGTTTGAATAGCATCCAGGCGTTCATCAAGATGTTCTTGCAGATGGGCAATTTGGTCACCGCGCATAGAGTAACCATCGAATAGGGCGGTAATCTTTTCCCCATATTCATTTTCAATGCGAGCAATAGAATGTTGCATTGCAGCCAGTTGTTGAGAGTGCTGCTGTTGGGTGTTCTTGATATCCGTAAGTTCCTGGGTAATTTGTGCAACGTAATCAAGCAGCATGTCTATCTTCTTTTCCATAATCATTCTCCTTTCAGACTTTTGAGGAAAGCAGTCAATAGCTGTCTTTGCTCAGGAGTTAAGGATTCGGCCTCCTGGAGTAACTGCCGCAGATCCGGAGGCATGTCCGGAGTTTCTTCGGAAAAGAATTCGGCGAAAGAAAGACCAAATCCAGAAATGATGCGTTCCAGAACTTCAAAAGTAGGTTGTCTTTTACCAGACTCTATTTCGCTAATACTTGACTGTGCAACACCTGAACGGCGGGCAAGTTCATTCATGCTTAATTCATATTGGTCCCTAAGTTTTTTGATATGCTTTCCAATATCCATAAAACAGGTGCTCCTTTGTAAATATCTTTATTCAGATTGTACCACAAATTTTTTTACAGAAACTATCTGATAACAGATTGACAAATAATCTATATGCAGATAAAATAGTAATCAGGATACAGAAAGGAGGGATGCCAAATGCATGGTTTAGCCACCAAATTACGTAGGCTGCGAAAAGGCAGGGGATGGAGCCAAAAACAATTGGCAGATATAGCGCAAATTCCGCAGTCTACAATTAGTGAAATCGAATCAGGCAAAAGAATAAATCCTGGGGTTAAGACAATAGAAGCGATTGCCTCAGCCTTAGGCGTCTCAGTAACGGAGCTCATTGAGGACGGCCCAAAGGATAAATCGGCGTGAAGGAGGTGAGGGAGAGTGAAAAGGAAGCCCCAGGAATTCACGGTAACCGTAGTTTCTGTTGACCAGGATGAAAGCTGTATTAGGCAAGCTATACGATTTGTAATCCAATCCATGAAGGAAAAAATGAACGCAAGCACAGATAGGAGGGATAAGCATGAAGGATGTAAAGGTGTTGCTGATTGAGCAGATCAGGATGGCTAATCAAAAGGAGTTGCTGGCTGACATAGTAGCTCGGGGGCCAGAGTCGTTGTGGAGAAATGAGAGCTGGCCAGTGAGGATCGAAAGAATGGGTGATGGGTTTATCGTAAGCGGGCGCGGGACCAGGCTGGATGTGTACCTTGCGGAGACTCATAAAGGCTACCTGGTATCGGTGCCGAATTTCAGCCGGTGTGGAATTGTAAGGGCAGATTGCAGTCCCGGGGACATCATGGAATACGTGGAAATAGACAACCCGGTCGATGCGACGACATTGGCCACTGCGGTCAGGTACCTGATAAAGTACATCATCTAAGAGTAAGCGCCGGAAGCGAGGCCGGCAATTGAGGAGGGATACAATTACATTTTATCCCAGGGAGGAGGTGAGGGGAATGTACATGCAAGCACGGGAAGCGGCAGGATTGACGCAAAAAGAAGCTGCAGAGAGGTTGCATATCGGCATTAGGACATTGCGGGCTTACGAATTAGGGGACGTAGTGCCTAATCCGGAAATAGTTTTGGGGATGGCCCGGTTTTATCGACAGCCGGAGCTGACAATGAGATATTGCCGCAGAGTATGCGCTATAGGACGGGCCTACAGTTATGAGGTGCTGGATGCGGTAAATACTGACCTGGCACATGTAGTTTTAAAGCTGTCCGAAGAATTGGAAGAGGCCCGGGAAGTAATGGCCAAGGCTTTGCGGCTAGTGGTAAACAAAAAGAAACGTGACGATTTCCAGGACAAAGAATGGCAGGAGTTCCGGAAAGTAGTTCAAGAGTTTCTGGACGTTGAACACTCAATAGAGGTTCTCAAACTGGCCCTGGGCCGCATGGTGGACGTTGCAGAGCTCGTGGATGCCCACAATAAAAAATGCCGCGAACGCGGCTATGTAAAAGAAAAAGCGGCACTGGCCGCGTACTGAGGAAGTGATTCTCATGGACATTGATATTGTCCGCATTGCGATCATGACCGGGACAAGCTGGACTCTGCCGATACCTCAACGCACTTGCGCAGAGGCCGTGGCAGAGGAATATCGCAAAGAGTACAATCGGGTCCAGATCAGAACCATTTACTATCAGCAAAAACCATACTATGTAATTGAGTTTGGTGGACCAAAGGAGGAGGACAGCAATGAAATGCGGGGCTTGCGGGCGTACGCTTAAGGACGAAAAATCAATCAAGCTGGGCTATGGCAAAACCTGCTACAAAAAGCTGCTCAAGGGTGAAGCGAAAAAGCAGGATCAGGAAGAGAGTTTGCTGGATTTTGTAGCTGAGCTGGTAGGTTGGAGGGGATAGCATGGAGTTTGCAATACATGAATTGCCGGTCGAGATTGATCGGTTGCGGCAGATGATCCAGGAACTTGAGTTGCAGAAAAAGCAGCACGAGGAAAGACTGAAAAATTGGATGCGTGAAAATAGCCTTGAAAAGGCTGAACTGTCCGGATATATTTGCACGATATACCGGCAGGTGAGAAAGGACCTTGACAAAGATGAGCTGGGGAAAGTAATTGATTTAACTCCTTTTATCCGCGAACGGGTAATCGAAGGCTTTAAACTTACCAGAAAAAAAGAAAAAGCCGACTAGAAAGCACGGCTTAAGAAAATACCTCAACTTAATTATATCAGAATCAACAGAGAGGCACAAGGGGCCATACAGAGGGCTAACTGTCTGGAAGAAAGGGGCAAAGCAAATGACAAGAAAGGAATACAAACTTGCTTGGCAGCGTAAAAAGCGCAGGGAATTTAAAGAAAAGCATGGTTATTCATTAAGCAGGCATTATGATAATCAAGGCCTAAGAGATGCGGTTTTGCAGAGGGATAATTATCGTTGTGTTGAGTGTGGAATGACAGCAGAAGAACACTTAAAGAAGTGGGGCAGACCAATCACAATTCACCACAAAAACAAAAATCATAAGGATAACCGATTAGAAAATATGGAAACTCTTTGTTTGTCCTGTCATGGCAGAAAAGATATATCCCCGCACTTAATTGAGCCAAAAGTCCCGAATTACAAGAAAGAAATTATATGGTTAAGAGCTTTTGGCTTTACTATTGAAGACATTGCAGATTATTTTAATTTTTCTGCTGCGGCGGTTTGGAAGTGGCTAAAAAGATGGGAGCCGGAAGTAGAAGCAATGCGGTTAATGATGCCTGAAGCAATTAAAAGATTGGAACATAAGGCGGTGATAAACAATGAATGATAAATCAAAAGCTTTAGCTGTTATCGAATATGAAACTGATGCTGGTGCGATAAAACTTTCACCTGAGACGGTCAAGAGGTATTTAGTAAACGGCGAAGCAGATAAAATAACGGACCAGGAAGTAATGATGTTTTTAGCGCTTTGTAAGTATCAAAAGCTTAATCCTTTCCTTAGAGAAGCATATTTAATTAAATACGGTAATGAACCAGCCACGATTGTTACCGGAAAAGAAACCTTTACAAAACGAGCTGCCAAAAACGAGCTATGCACCGGCTGGCAAGCAGGAATAATCGTTCAAAAGAAAGACGGAAATATAGACTATCGGAAAGGGACACTGGTATTACCCAATGAAGAACTTGTCGGTGGTTGGGCAAGAGTGAGCCGAAAAGATTGGAAGGAACCATTAGAGATAACGGTCTCACTAAAAGAATACGAACGCAGAAAAAAAGATGGGACACCAATGCGGAACTGGAAAGAGATGCCAGCTACAATGATTAGGAAGGTTGCCCTGGTGCAAGCTTTAAGGGAAGCATTCCCAGAAACATTCCAGGGAATGTATTCGCCGGAGGAAATGCCGATTGATGACTCGCAACTGCCGACTAAAACGATAGACGTTGATCATGTCGAGCAAAACAGCAGGGTAGCAACTGACCAGTCCGGCAAAATTACAACCCAGCAGGCCAAGAGGATGTTTGCCATAGCTAAAGGGGAGCAAGAGATTGTAAGGCAGGTCCTCAACGAGTTTGGCTACCAGGGTAGCTCTGAGGTGGACAAGGTTAACTACGACAAGATTTGCGCCAGGATCGAGGCACTGGTGGCGGAGAAGGGTGATAACAATGAGGTGTAAATGCGGAAAAGACATGAACAAAGAATACGAAGAAGTAGAATATATGGGCATTATATATACCCTGCCAATATCCTGGTATTCTTGCAAGGCATGTGGTCGGACGTACTCACCGGACGAGGAAGCGTGGACAAAGCCGAGGGTCGAACGATGCACTAAGGGCGCAAAGGCTGTGTTTGATGTAAACGAACCGCTACCGTTTTAATGTAAAACCGGCGGGCTAGTCCCGCCGGTCCTTAAAAAGGGAGGGATTAAAATGCATCCACTACTGGCAATAGCCAAGCAGCGCAAAAAGGTTGAGCGCCTGATTAACAAATACGGGACCATCCAGCACCCAGAAGTACTGGCAGCGAATGCGGCCCTGGATGTAATGGTTAACACTTACATGCTGACCGCTTATGCGAAAGGGGATGCCACACTGGCCCAGATTAGACAGGCGGCTAGGGAACTGGGGGAAGAAAAGCCATGCGGAAACGGAAAAAGTATCGCTTAAATTTAGTCGCAATTTTGGTCATAGTCTCCCTGATACTAAGTTTACTCAACTTTTATTCGGATTATGCATCGAGTTCGGAAAAAAGTTATACGACCTACGTAGTAGCGCCTGGGGATACGCTCTACGGAATTTCAAAACGATTTTATCCTCACCAAAGGGACATTAGGGATGGAGTAGATCTCATCTGTGAGGCTAATAAAAAGGACGGGAAACCGTTGGAGCCGATGATCTTCCCTGGGCAAATATTAAAGATACCTCTTGGTGATGAAAATTGAGCAGGCGAAGAAAAAGTCGGCCGTCAAGCTATATGTTTACAGGGAGCAGCTGGTTGCAATGGCCAGTTGCTCCTGAACCGGCAAAATCAAAAGAAGTGAGTCCGGAGCTTAATCTAAGAATACCCTGCAACAAAAGGGTGGCCTGCCAGTGTCTGCGATGCAGCAACTTCAACGAAGGATATTGCCAGGCTTTATCCGCCGTTTGTGATCACGATGACTGTTGTCGGAGAAAAGTAGTAGCCACAACTAACTGCAGTATATTTAGGGGAGAGTGAAAAGGATGGCGCGCAAAAGATTTATTACCAGTGAAATGAGTACGGACGAAAAACTTGCATCTATAGCTGAAATTAACCCTACAGCCGCTCTTATGTGGCCCTGGTTTATAACCGCTTTTGATGACTGGGGACGCATGAGTGCAAACCCAGTTGAGGTAAAACTGACTCTGTTTCCCGCCTTTCCTTTCACCTCCAGGGAAATAGCACAAGCCATTCAGTTGTATGATGAGTATGGTATAGCACATAAATACGAGGTTGACGGCAAGCCCTACCTGGCTATCAATCCCAATGTTTGGTTTAAGTATCAAACATACATAACAGCCGATCGCAAGAAGAAACAAGCATCAAAGTATCCTGCATCACCTAACCCGCCCTGGGAAAAACAGATTGCAGATAATCAGCAACAATCTGCGATAGTTGCAAACAATCAGCAAAAATCTGCAAACATTGCAGATAATCTGCAACAAACCCAGCAACAACCCACTAATATTGCAGATAATCTGCAACAAACAGCGACTCATGACCCACTTTTTGCAGATAATCTGCAACAATTGCAAAAAATTGTACCTTCACCTTCTCTTTCACTATCTCTTTCTAGTAATACAAATATAAATAATATACCACCAGCACCAGCTAATACAGAAAGTATAGATCTAGATAATACTGTGTTGATAGAAGAAACAGCTGCTGGTGGTGCTGGTGCTGAAAAGGTTACGGAAAAAGCCAAGCTGAAGCAAGGCATGCAGACGATTTCGGAGATGCTGGCCAATGCAGGCATATTAAACCCGTCGCCATTTGCAGTTAAAAAACTGTATTTGTGGCTTGATGAACAGGGCTGGGATCTTGACATGCTCAAGGTGGCCCTGGAAGAAATGGCTATGACAAATACCAGAAATCTGAAGTATGTCGAAGGTGTCTTTACGCGCTGGGCGAATGAAGGCTTTAAGTCAGTTGCGGACGTGGAAGCCGACCGGCAAAGGTTTGCCTTGATCAAGACACCAAAAAAAACAAATAGCAAGTCAAGCCAGGTAAGCCAAAGTGAGCCTCCGCCAAAACAAAAGACTGAACAGGACGTCTACAACGAAAATCTTATGGCCCAGATGAAAAAGATCTGGAAGGAGGCTGGAGTAATTGCGGCAGACTCTTCCTAGCAACATCGACGCTGAGCAGTCTGTGCTGGGTGCAATGATATTGGCTGAAGAGGCCATCCTGGAAGTACAGCCATTGCTTGCTAAGAAAGACTTTTACAATGCTGCCCATGGCGAGATCTATGAGGCCATAATTACACTGCATGAAGCCAGGATCCCGGTAGATCTAGTAACACTGGGGGAAGAGCTGACCAAGAACGGCAAGTTAGAAAGAGTTGGTGGATTTGCTTACCTTGCCACATTAACAAATCAACTGCCTTCAGTTGCAAATGCTCGGTATTACGCTGAGATAGTTCGAGAAAAATCCATAGCACGTCAGTTAATCAGGCTGTCAGACATAGTAAAAGCCAAGGCAATATCATCGGACTACGAAGACATCAATGAGCTGATTCATGAGGCAGAGCGGGATATCTTCGGGCTTTCTGTAAGCGTTAAAAACACGAGTGGCTTGACCAGCGCCTGGGAAGTAACTCACCGGGCCATGGATGATATTTTGGAGCGAAAACCCAGGAATGGTGTTACTGGATTACCCACAGGTTTTTATGATCTCGATGCAATGACTGCAGGGCTGCACCCGAATCAGCTCATAGTTGTGGCAGCCAGACCAGCAATGGGGAAAACCAGCTTTGCTGTTCAAATAGCTATCAACAATGCTTTAAAACCGAAAAAACGAGTAGCATTCTTTTCTCTTGAAACCAGCAAAGAAAAGATAGTCGAGAAGATGATTGTAAACATAGCTAAGGTTGATGCTCAGGCAGTGCGCCTGGGGCTCCTGGATGAAACTGCAAACAAAAAAATCATTGATGCAGCAGGTCTGGTATCGCAATCAGGCTTAATGCTGGATGATACACCTGATATTTCTGTCCCGGAAATACTGAGCAGGTGTCGTAAGGCCAAATTAGAGCAAGGCTTGGATTTGGTGATCATCGACTACATTCAGCTAATCAAGCCTACTGGCAAGGGGAGAGAGACCAGGGAACGTGAAGTAAGTGAGATTACACGTGGCCTCAAACTTATGGCCATGGAATTAAAAACACCGGTGCTCGCATTGTCGCAGCTCAGTAGAGCTGTCGAACACACTCAGGATAAAAGACCGAGTCTCAGCCACTTGCGGGAATCAGGAGCTATTGAACAGGATGCCGACGTTGTTTTGTTCCTGTACCGACCGGAGTATTATTTCCCTGATACTAACAAAAAAGGCATTGCGGAGATAATCGTGGCTAAGCAGCGGGAAGGACCTGTTGGGACCGTAGAAGTCAAATTCGATAAGTATTGCACCAGGTTTTATAACCTGGAGAAGGGGTGATAGGGGTGGAGCATATTAGTTCGATCCTGAAGGCAGTTTTGCTTTGTGCCTTTGCAAAAAGCAAGTTAAAGGTGCGATGTCTGCGAGGAGCCAGAAATCTAAGCATGGAAAATCCCGTATGCCAGGAATGTCTTTTGCGTGTAGAAAAATATTTGGGCGAATATGAGGAGGCGGCAAATGCTTAACAGAATCATTCTCATCGGCCGCCTAACCAGGGACCCGGAGCTAAGATATACAAATACCGGCAAGGCGGTGGCCAGATTTACGCTGGCTATTGATCGCCCGTTTAAGAACCAGGCCGGAGAGCGGGAAGCAGATTTCATCAACGTTGTGGTCTGGGGCCAAATGGCTGAAAACTGCAGCAAGTACCTCAGCAAAGGTAAACTGGCAGCGGTGGATGGCCGCCTGGAAACCCGCTCCTTTGAGGGGAAGGACGGGAACCGGAGACAAATTACCGAAGTAGTTGCAGAAAATGTGCGCTTCTTAAGTCCGAGAAGCCAGCCCGAGCCAGGCTATAATGACGGCCTGGATGATTTGCCAGATCCAGCCGTAGAAGCAGGAGACCTGCCGTTTTAATTCAAGGTGCCTGCCAAGTCCTCGGCAAAGCTCCCCTTTGCAGTGGCAAGAGAAAGGGTAAATGTTGGCCTGGCCGACCAACAGCCTTAACAAGGCCCTGCCAGTAGGAGTGACCTGGTGTAGCACAAGCCAGGGCGGCTGTTCGAACCAGCACGGGGCCTCCAAAATAGCCTTACAGGAGGCGGTGAGCATGCAAATATATTTTGGGCGCGGCGCAATGTATGCAGAGCTTGATGAACATGATGAGCTATTAAAAGTACCAGTCGAACTGGGTGACAGGTTGCTATATCCGGGAGACTATGTATGCAAACTGGGGCATAAGAAGCGCGCCAGTTTTGAGATGAAGCCGGGCTTTTACTTGAAATATATTGGCATGGTCAAAAAAACTTTGCTTTTCGGCACTAATGCAGGTGATACCGAGAATATGTTTTATGCGTTCTTTTACATCAACAAAAATAAACTTTTGGTTCAAGGGACAAAAAATGGTTTCTGGGATATAGACGTAGAGAAACTTGAAGTTTATAAAGATGTGCCTCAAAAAGAGTTATTGAAGCAATTAAGTTTATTCTAAAAATCGGAGGTGGAACTAATGGCCAAGAAATCGCCTTGGTCTAATGGGGATAGTAAGCCAAATAAGGATAGGATAGCAAAGGAACATAAAAGCAAGCTCAGGAAATTCAACGACCTGTTTGCCAATCCATTGAGGGTTGTTGACATAAAGCTAGGTGTACTGGTTAGCCGCGAACCGGCCCCTGCGTATTTCCGCAGCTATACTCCTGAAGAATGGGAGCTGGTGGAACGAATCAGACGGCTTGAAGAAGAAAAAATACAACTGCAAATTAAACAAGCTTGGGAAGAGAGGAAGGCCAGGTTAGGTTATGGCCAGAAAGTGAAGCAGAGGAGGGCGGGATAGTGACCAAATTAGGCCTAGTAATTGCATACATAATTGGAGTAGTAGTGCTGCTACTGCCTGTACTGGCGATGGAATTACAAATACGGAGGTTAAGAAAGATTCAGGATGAGCTACGAAAAAGAGATTTTTGAATTCGAGGTCCCCGGGCGGCCAGTGCCGGCGGTCCGGATGACGCAAAGAGGGAAATTTGTAAAGCAAAGAGCACAGCAATACATAGCTTACAAAGAACTGGTCACCTGGTATGCAATAAAAGCTGGCATTAAGCGCATAAATGGACCAGTAGCGGTAGAGATAATTATCTACCTTGCAGACAAAAAAACTGGCGACTGGGACAATTACGGAAAAGCTATAACAGATGCGCTAAACAAAGTGGCTTACAAGGACGACCGCCAAATAGTGGACGGCAGAGTAATCAAGCGGCTCTGCGATAAAGGCGAGGAACGGGCAGTAGTTCGGATATGGAAGGTTGAGGAGGTGGAACGATGTGGCTAACAGCATTGGGCTTGCCAATGGCATTTATGATGGGTTGGATATTAGCAACAATCCGAATGGACAAAAAAGCCCAGGAACAATGCCTGGAATGTATCGCTATGAGGGGTATTGCCCGTTTTGCGGAGGAAGAGAACTAAAGGATTACCCGGACTTGGATTTGAGGTGTTGCCTGGATTGCCGGAGGGTGGTTTAAGAATGGACAACCTTTTTCCCTGCAAAAGGTATTTTATGGACGTGGAACATTACAGGCGGACCGGGGAGATAATTCCTGTGACGGAACCGGAGGAAATTCCGCCGGTACCGCTGGCCGAGCTGATTGAGGCGGAGAACGAAAAACTGAATAGGGGGGCTGGTGCTGTGGCGCAGGATTACAGGCCTATAATGGGAGTTTTCAAGAACATTGAGGACCTGATTGCAGCAATACATAAAGCTGGAAATCCGCATCGTTTGGCCCAGGAGATAAACAAAACTTATACTGCAGTGATATACCACCTGAGAAATAATGGCTATGATTGGGACCGGGAGCAGGGGAAAGTAGTGCCGAAGGCTGAGAAAAAGGGCCAGCAGCTTGATGAGGTCATGCCTGCACCTGTACCTGTAGAAACTCCAGAAAAACAGAAAATGGAGGAGAAAGTCATGGAAACAGAAAAGAGTTGCGCTTGTAAAGAAAAGGATCCAGCTTGGGCTGCTGAGATTAGAGTGCCAGGCAAACCTGCAATGAAGTTAACCTTTAAGGGGTTGGCGGCAATTACAGAATTACTTGAGGTGCTTGCTAGGTCCAGTGAAAAGCCAGAGGTGACAATCAGAGCAAGCTAGATGAAAGGGGTGGGAGAGTTGAAGCTGAAGCGGGCAACATACAGGCATATTGAGGCGGAGATTTTTGCTTATAAGGAAACACTTAAGGCGATAGAAGAACTGCGGAGAGATATTATTCTGGCAGGGAAACAGGAGGAATTGGCCGTAAGTGGCGGGGGTTATGTTGGAAGTATTGTAGAACGCAGGGCTACCCGGTTAGCAGACTCTATCCTGCTGAAAGAGATGGAGCGTATAACCAGGGCAATAACTGATGTTTACTCCCGAACAAAAGAAGAAGCACGCCGGGTAATATGGGTGAAGTATGGACTTGCGATAGACTGGCAACCGCCTGAGGAACTTGTGGCCAAGATGAAAGGGCGGAACCGATTTGATATGTCAGTAAGGGAAATGGCAGACATGATTCCCATAGCAGAAAGCACTTTCTATGCTTACCGAACTGGTTTTGTCTATGGAGTTGCTGAGCGACTGGGCTGGTATTAGCTTAGAGTTTTTTCGGAGCCTGAAAGGGGTACAAATAATTTATAATTAAACTAGCGAAGCGAAGCCGCCGCAAGGGCGGCAGCCTGCATGTCCTGTCATTCTTTTCTGCCCCCTTTCCTGGACCGGTCTCATTAGAGGCCGGTCTATTATTTAGAGTAAAAAAGGGTGCTGGTTTTGTTTTATTTAAGACTTATTGAGGTGATAACATGAAATTGCCAAACAAAATCAAAATCGGGGGATTATACCTGGATGTAATCCTGGATGATAGACTAGCTGCTTCTAATGACAGATTTGGAGAATGTGATCATATAAAGGGGAGAATAGTCATTGATGGGGTGCAGCCGGATGATCACAAAGAAGTAACGTTGTTGCATGAGATAATCGAAAAGATAAACTTGGAATACGAATTAGGTCTTGACCACAGGCAGATAACGGCTTTGGCAAGCTGTTTATACCAGGTACTTAAAGATAATGGCCTGGCGTTTGCCTGAGGAGGGTAAGCAGTGAACCCAGCTGAAATTTTAGAAACAGCAGTACTTAACCTTGCAACTGGCGAGGTTTTATATTTCATGCTTCCTCCATGCGAAGCAGTAAAGGCTGCATATTTATACAGCATTGGAGATAAAAACACTTGGGACTATGCCAAGCGGAACGTTGTGATACACTGCGGGCGATATGTTGTCAGTTGCGGCGATTGGACGGCTCGAGTTAAGGAGTGATCGATTTTGGATCCGGCAGAAATTCTGGAAACAGCAAAACAATTACCGGCCATAATTGCCGAAAAGATGGAGGGCGTACCACCGGCAGTAATACTCAAGACCATAGCAGAGGAAATGCAGAAACTTGTTGAAACAATGCAGGAATTAACATAAATCCACCGAATGCTTAAAAGCAGGAGGTGGGGAAAATGACAGAAAAAGAAAAGATAATAAATTATCTTAAAAGCGTAGGAGAAGCAAAAACTATTCAGCAAATTTCAAAAGATACAGGAATTAAACAAATAGTAATTTTATCAATCTTAAATGAACTTCCAAGAGATATTATTGCAATCGAAGTTGAGCCGCTTAACGGAAACAATACCTCTGTAAAGTACAGATATAAAAATTAACCTACAATTAGAGCCTTCGGGCTCTTTTTTCATGTCCAAAAATGTGAGGCAGGTGAGGTGATGTGAAACTTACGGAAAAACAGAAAGCGTTTTGTGATTATTACATTGAGATGCTAAATGCTACTGAAAGTTATAAAAGAGCAGGTTATAAGGTTAAAAGTGAAGATGCCGCTAATGCGGCTGCAAGTAGAATGTTAAGAAATGTTAAGGTTCGCAAATACATCGAGGAAAGAATGAAGCAAAAGGAATCCGAGCGTATTGCCTCCCAGGACGAAGTGTTAGAATTCCTCACTCGAGTTATGCGCGGTCAAGAAACCGAAGAAGTAGTTGGCTTTACTGAAAGTGGCCCGGTTAAAGAAAAGAAAGCACCAAGCACAAAGGATCGGGTAAAAGCAGCGGAGCTTTTAGGAAAAAGATATGCACTGTTTACCGAAAAGGTCAACGTTAGCGGCAACATGGGCGTCGTAATTGTTGATGACATCAAGGCAGATGATAGCGATGAAGATTAAGCTTAGCGATTTGATAGCGCCGTCGTTTTACGAAGTACATCAAGACATAAAGAACAACCGCTACACTCATTACTGGTTAAAAGGTGGCCGTGGCTCGACTAAATCGTCCTTCGTTAGTTTGGAAATAATCCTTGGTCTTATGAAGGACCCTGACGCCAATGCAGTGGCCCTGCGAAAGGTCAAAGAAACAATCAAAGATAGCGTATTCGAGCAATTAGTTTGGGCAATCGAGAAGCTAAAAGTTACTGAGTATTGGGATATTAAACATAACCCGATGGAATTAACTTATCTCCCGACAGGGCAAAAGATTTTATTCCGCGGGGCTGATAAGCCGAAAAAAATCAAATCAATCAAGGTTAGTCGTGGATATGTGAAGTTTATTTGGTATGAAGAAGTAGACGAATTCAATGGCATAGAAGAAATCCGGGTAATAAACCAGTCCTTAATGAGGGGCGGGCAACAGTTTTGTGTTTTTTATACCTATAACCCGCCAAATTCAGTACGGAGCTGGGTAAATGAAGAAGTTTTAATTGAAAGAGCAGACAGAAAGATACATCATAGCACGTATTTGACTGTTCCTCGTGAATGGCTTGGGGAACAGTTTTTTATTGAAGCAGAGCATTTAAGACGGATTAACGAGAAAGCTTACCGGCATGAGTATTTAGGGGAAGTTACCGGAACTGGTGGGGAAATATTCAGTAACATCACAATTCGAAAAATTACCGATGACGAAATAAAAGCATTTGACCGCATCCGCCGGGGGATTGACTGGGGTTATGCGATAGATCCCGTTCACTATACAGTTTGCCATTATGATCGCACTCGCAGGCGGCTTTTTATTTTTTATGAGATTCACCAAGTTGGATTATCAAATCGACGCTTGGCTGAATTAATCAAGGAGGAAAACAAATTGAATTCTCTAATTACCGCTGATAATGCAGAGCCAAAATCAATTGCAGAGTTAAAGAGTTATGGATTGAAAGTATATGGTGCCAAGAAAGGTCCAGGAAGCGTCGAATTTGGTATTAAGTTTTTGCAGGATTTAGAAGAGATAGTGGTAGACCCGGAAAGATGCCCGAATACAGCCAGGGAGTTTTTGAATTACGAGTTAGAAAAAGATAACAACGGCAATTTCAAAGCCGATTTCCCCGATAAAAACAACCATAGCATTGATGCTGTTAGATATGCGTTAGAAAATGACATGGTTGAACGAAATAGAACGGTGGTAGATAAACCAAAAGGTTGGTGATGACTTTGCTTACAAGTTTAGATTTCCTGGCGATTGGCCAGAAATGGCCGCCTCCGACGGAATTAGAAAGATTGACCTTATACGATAACAACCGCAAGCTTTTTGAGGGTAAACATGACCAGGTATATACCCAGTGGATTAAACTGCTCCGCCAGGACCAGGCAGCGACGCTGGAGATTATTCTGAACTGGCACAAGCGGCTTAGCATGCTGTGGGCAGACTTACTCTTAGGAGAGCCGCCGAGAATTAGCGCAGGCGATAGAAACAGCTCTGAACAGCAAAACCTTGAGCGGATTATAAAAGAAAACCAGCTTTTTAATGTGTCCTACGAGGTAGTTTTGGACACAAGCCGTTTTGGGACCGGCCTTTACAAAATTCGCTACGATGGGCGGGCGATAATCGATGCCCAGCAGCCGGCAGTATGGTTTCCAGTAGTGAAGCCGGACAATGTAAAAGAGATAGTTGCTCACGTCCTGGCTTATGTGGTAGAGGAAACGGTTTCGACCTTGCTGGGGACTAAAAAACAGCAGTATTTAATAACCGAAATCCACGAAAAAGGAAAAATCACTACCAGAAGATATGCGCTTAAAGACGGGGTAATAGCCGGGTTGCTGGAAGAGGAAGAAGTTACAACCGGAGTAGACGATTTCTTGATAGTGCCCACAAACAATATTCTAACCTCAGACCGGGTAACCGGCATGGACGACTACTCCGACCTGGACAGCATTATTCAGGAGTTGGAGATAAGGGTAGCACAAATAAGCCGCATCCTGGACAAGCATGCCGACCCAAATATGTACGGCCCAGATACGGCGCTGGAGAAAGACCCGCAGACGGGGCAGTTGACGTTCAGAGGTGGCGGTAAATACTTCCCGGTAGGACCTGACGAGAAACCGCCGGGATACGTCACCTGGGATGGCCAGCTTGAAGCGGCATTCAGGCAAATTGATCTGCTGATGGAGCAACTCTATATTTTGAGCGAAACCAGCGCAGCGGCATTTGGCCAGCTTAAAAGCGGGCTTGCCGAAAGTGGGAGCGCACTACGTCGGCTGATGATGGCTCCACTCGCTAAAGTTAATCGAATCCGGATGCGTTTTGATCCGGCACTGAAAAAAGTCCTGCGACTTGCCAGCGAACTTGAAGTAGCCCAGGGCAAGCCGGGAGCGGTTAAATTGGAGAATATCGAGATAACGTGGAATGACGGCTTACCGCAGGATGATAAAGAGCAAGCGGAAATTCATTCCATACTGGTACAAAACGGGCTGGAAAGCCGGGAAACTGCAATACGGCGACTATTCCAGTTTGAAGCAGACACTTTGAGAGAAGAACTTATGCGGATAGCTGCTGAGGCAAACACACAGGTGCCGCTGATATTTAAACCGGCGATACCACAAACAAAACCGATAACGCCTGAAACTAGTACAGGCGGTGAAGAATAATGCCGCAGTTGGATGAAGAAAAGCTGATCCAGCAACTGATACAGCTTTATCGCTGGGGATTTGAAGAGATTTTGCGCCGGATAATTGAAAAAGAGGCCAAAAAGCAAGCGGTGAGGTATTGGCGAGACCTGCTTAAGGAAGTATACGAGATACTGCAGCAACTTGATACCGAAACAAAGGAATGGGTTGAGCAGGTAGTTGGTCAGGTATATACAAAGGCCAGTGCGGAAACAAGGACGTATCTGCAAGGTTTAGATATCGTAACTAAAGTTGATCCAAACTTTACCCAGATCCACCAGCGGGCCATAAATGCAATAGCTTCCAGTATGATCATGAGTATGCACGACTCCTTTCAGTTCATAGGCCGGCGGATTGACGATGAATTCAGACGCATTGCACTTGAGGAAGCTGGCCGTAAAATGGCCAGCGGGACTACGATTGATGACATGAAACAGAGGTTGATCCAGCGGCTGCTCGACCAGGGGCAAACAGCTTTCGTGGATAAGCTGGGGAGAAAGTGGCGGTTAGATAGCTATGCTGAGATGGTGGCCAGAACGACTACCAGGGAAGCGGCCAGCGCGGCCACGATAAACACCTGCCGGGAAGCGGGACTTGATTTGGTGAAGATAACGACGCATTATCCGACCTGCGAAAAATGTGCTCCGCTCCAGGGTAAGGTATTTAGTATCTCCGGCCAAGATAAACGTTATCCAAAGCTTGAAGATAGATATAGACCGCCAATTCATCCGAATTGTCGGCATTCCTTACATCCTTATGTGAGAGAGCTGGATCCGGAAGCAGATAAGGTACAAAAATACAGCAATACTTCGCTTATCAAAGACCCACGAAGCGAAGAAGAAAAGCAAGCTTACAAAGAAATGCGGGATGCGGTGACAATCGCTACTAACCGGAAAAGGGCAAGAGAAGTGCTTTATAACGAGGTCGCACCGCTGGAAGATAAATTGAAAGCGGCCCGACAGTTGCAACGGTCATACGAGAAGGCTGGGCAAAAGCCCAGAGGCCAGGATGCTGCAATTTTGAAGCATTATCAGGACTGGCTTAAAGAAAATGCCAGGTTCGGTATAATAACGCCAGAAAACGCCCATATTCCTGAGAATAAACTACTTGGTTACGCGCTAAATATGGAACATGCCAAGGGCGGGCGTGACAAGGCTATAGCATTTGAGAAAGCGCTGGGGTATAATAAAATTAACTATCGGCAGTTAATAGAGGATGTAAAAGCAAATTTATCCAAATACCCTGCGGTCTATAAGGGCAAAACGAAGTATGGCGACAAGTATGAGGTAAGGATGGAACTAACAGGCCCGAATGGCAAGACAGCACCAGTTGTTACAGGTTGGCTTATCGAAAAAGAGACTGGGAGACCAAGATTAACAACCATCTATGTTGATAAGAGGTGATGAAAATGATTGTGGAGGAACACGATGTAGTTTTACTGAAAGATGGCAGAGAAGGTACTGTCGTTTACGTTGGGAAAGATCCTCTCGGATACCTGGTTGAGTTCCCGGAAGACGAGGGTGAAGTTGAGGAGATTTCTCCTGACCAGATAGAGAGGGTAACATGGAGAATAAAAGAGCAGTGAAAACCACCCAAGCTAAAATGCAAGGGTGGTTTTGTTATGCCTAAACTACGGCAACGTGCGCCGGTTAAGCACGGAAATTAGAAGGAGGTAGTTTTTTTATGGATGATTTCAACAATACCAATATCAATCCTGCTGACGCCGGGCAGGACGCACAGAACAATCAACAGGCGGAACCTAAAACCTTTACGCAGGAGGACATCGAGCGAATCATCGCCGAGCGCCTCAAGCGGGAGAGAGAAAAATACAAAGACTACGCCGAACTTAAAAAAGCGGCTGAGGAATTGCAGAAACTCAAGGAAGCCCAGATGACGGAGCAGGAAAAGCTGCAGGCCAAGCTCCAGGAATATGAGCGGATCCTGCAAGAAAAAGAGCGAGAGGCCAAAGAAGCGCAAATACAGGCAACCAAGGTAAAGGTATTGACCAAACTGGGCTTGCCACTGGACCTGGCCGGGAGAATTTTTGGCGAGGATGAACAGGCGATTAGGCGGGATGCAGAGACGCTCAAGAAACTCCTGGGCATAGCTTCAAAGCCTATTGGCGGAGGAACCAATCCTACAACAACCAGCAGCGGGATGCAAAATCCCTGGCACAAAGATACTTTTAACCTTACTTTGCAAGGTAAGATTCTCAGGGAAAATCCTGCTTTGGCTCAAAAACTTATGGCTGAAGCGGGGATAAAGTAACGAAAGGGAGGATGATGAACCGTGACCACCAAAATTGCTGATGTAATTATTCCTGAGGTGTTTAACCCGTATGTAGTGCAAAAAACAATGGAACTGTCCGCAATCTTTGGAAGTGGAATCGTGCAGAGAACTGCTGAATTTGACCGGCTGGCTTCCAGTGGAGCTAAAACTATCAATATGCCCTACTGGACCGACCTTACTGGCGCAGATGAAGTGCTGTCTGATACCGGGGCCTTAACTCCTGGCAAAATCGGTACTGACCAGGATGTTGCAACTATTCTGCGTCGAGGCAAGGCCTGGGGCGCCAACGACCTGGCTGCCAACCTTGCCGGTGATGATCCGATGCGAGTAATCGGCGATCTTGTGGCCAGTTACTGGGCGCGCCGTTACCAGGCCACTTTGATTTCCGTTCTGAAAGGCGTATTCGCTTCGGCCAGCATGAACAGCAATAAGCTGGATATTTCTGGCCTGACCGGCGGGGCGGAGAAGATTTCCGCATCCAGCTTCATCGACGCTGTACAGCTTCTGGGCGACGCCAAAGACCAACTGACCGCTGTGATTATGCACTCCGCTGTTGAGGCAGCCCTGGCGAAGCAGAATTTAATTCAGTACATTCAGCCGTCTACTGCCAGCCCGCAGGTGCCTACCTATATGGGCAAGCGGGTAATTGTTGACGACAGCTGTCCAGCCTCTGCCGGAGTGTACACAACCTATATTTTTGGTGCTGGTGCTATTGCTTACGGCGAAGGCAATCCTGTAGGATTCGTTCCCACAGAGACTGACCGGGACAGCCTGGCCGGCGAGGACTACCTAATTAACCGCCGAACCTTTATTCTGCACCCGCGCGGTGTCAAGTGGGTAGGAACTCCTGCTGGTTCCAGCCCCAGCAATGCCGAACTTGAAACAGGTACCAACTGGCAGCGGGTTTATGAACCCAAAGCAATTCGCATGGTCGCGTTCATTCACAAGATCTAAGCGGGGGCAGGTTAATCCTGCCTCCCTTTTTAAATGAGGTGGTAAAATGAGTGTTACGGCATTTAACCGAAAAAGACGAGAGCTAGAGCTGCAAAGACAACAGCAGGAAAATGAAAAAAAATTACAGACAGAGCAGGAAAAAGCACAATTGAAGAAGAAATCTCCCGGCAAAAACTAGAAGGGGTGATGTTTTATGGCCTTGCAGGTAGGAATCAACAGCTATGTAACCCTGAGCGAGGCGGAGGAATACTTTGCCGGGAAACTTTTCTGCGAAGAATGGGAAAATGCAGACAGTTACACCAAGGAAAAGGCATTGATAACGGCGACGAAACGGATAAACAGATTGCCCTTTATTGGCAAAAAGGCAGATCCGGCACAGTTGCTGGAATTCCCCAGAGAGTTTGCCTGGACAAGACAAGCAACTTTCGGATTTACGCAGGAAGAAGAAATAAGCCCGGAGGTAAAGGCAGCTACATGCGAAGAAGCACTAGCACTATTAAAATTTGGGAATAATGCCAGAACGAATGCTCAGGAACAAAATGTGGTGCGGGTAAGTTTTGGGGATGTCAGTGAAGAATATCGAGCCAGCTTAAAGTTACTTAGCAGAGAAGCATTAGAACTGCTAAAGCCATATATTGCCGGGGCGGTGCCAATATGGTAAAGGAATACTTAAGGCAGTCAGCGATATTGCTAAAAAAAACCGGGCAGAATGAATTCGGGGAATCGCTTTTTAGCAGCTTGGCCATCAACGTAAGATGGGAGAACCGAATAAAAGTAATAAGGGATAGCAGGGGCCAGGAGGTAGTCTCCGAGGCCCGTTTCTTTTGCCTGGAAGAGGTTAAGCCAGGGGATAAAATTGAATATGCTAGCCGAAGATGGGAAATTGTATCCGTGACTGAATCAGTAGATTTGAACGGAGCCATAATGTACAGGGTTGCTTACTGTAAGTAGGTGAATTTCAATGGGCAAAGATCTGAAATGGGAATGGCAATTTATAGCTAAAAAGGTTGACAGAAAAACAGAAGAGGCTTTGCGTATTTGTGCGGCTGATCTGCAAAGGAAAAGTGCTGAACAGGCACCTGTGGACACGGGTGATTTGAGGGCAAACTGTAATGTAAGTAAGTTGACGAAAAGGAAAGGGAAAGCTAGTATTAGAGTTGGGTATAATTTGCCATATGCTATTGTACAGCATGAATCGCTGCACTTTAATCACCCAAAAGGCGGTAAAGCTAAATTTCTAGAGGATCCATACAAAGAAAATGTTGAGACCTATAAAAAAATAATCGAGAAAGGAATAGGTGAAGCCCTGAAGTAAGGAGGGGCGAAGATGTTGATACGTGACATTGCGGAAATGATTCAGGCCGGCGGCGAAGGAACCGTCGGCATTAATATTTTCCTGGGCCAGCTGCCGGATACTCCGGATGATGCCGTGGCCATATTTGCAACAGGCGGCTACAAGCAGGCTCTTCCCATTCCGGACATCCAAGCAACGGTACAGGTGCTAATCAGGGCCCAGACATTCGAAACAGCGCACAATTGGGCATGGCGAATTTTTAACCTGCTGGACGATGGAGGCAAAGGATTGAAAACGGCGCCGTCCGGTCGGGAAATGGTAATCAAGGCCATGCAGCCACCGTTTACCCTTGGGCGTGACGATGCAGGCCGCGCAGAAATGGTTTTTAACCTAGAAGTATGGACGACGAGGGAGGTGGGGGCATGAGGTACATTGCACTGACTGGGCTGGAGTATAACGGGAAAAGGGTAGAGCCTGGCGATGTTATTGACGACTTGCCGAAAAAAAGCATTAAGTGGCTACTTGAGCAGGGATTAATCAGGCCAATAACGGCAGTTGAACCCGAAAAAGGGGGTGACACCTAATGGCATTTGACCACGGTAGTAAAGCGAAAGTTTATTGTAACGGGTACGATCTGACCCCTTGCCTTACCAGCGTTAGTGTTTCTGGAGAGCTGGAAGCAGTTGAGGCCACAACCCTGGGCAGTACCGCTAAAAGCTATGTTCCGGGCCTGCAAGATGCAACCATTAGCGCCGAGGGGATACATTCCCCAGCTGTCGGTGAAATTGAATATGTGGTGCAGGCGGCCCTGGGAGCTGGCAACGAAAGCACTTGGTGTTATTATCCGCAAGGAGATGCGCTGGGGGCTCGGGGCTATGGGCTAGCGGCATACTTTACCAGCTATGAGGTAGAAAGCCCGGTTGATGATGTAGTTAGCGTTACTGCTGAAGCGCAGTCGAGCAAAGGGCTGGATAATATAGTGTCTTTACACCAGCTGGCCACCAGAACCAGCACCGGCAGCGGCGGGCAAGTGGATAACAGTGCCGCAAGCAGTAACGGCGGAGTGGCTTATTTGCAGGTAACTGCAGTCAGCGGCGTTAGCCCGTCGGCAACAATTAAGGTACAACACAGCGCTGACGGCATCACCTGGGCGGATTTGGCTGCATTCGCTGATGTTACGGCAAGTAATAATGCACAGCGGGTAGTTGTAACCGGAACCGTGAACCGGTATTTGCGGGCTACCTGGACCATAAGCGGGACGAGCCCGAGCTTTACCTTCAATGTTGCATTTGCGAGAAAGTAAAGGAGGAATGAGAAATGGCTTTTGCACACGGTAGCAAGGCGGTATTTAAGGTACAGAACAGCAGCGGCACGCTGACTGATATTAGCCAGTATCTGACCAGCATTTCATTTAGCCAGGAAGCGGAAACTTCCGAAACGACCACACTAGGGAGCACCGCAAAAAGTTATATCCCTGGCCTACTCGATGCAACTATCAGCATCGAGGGTGTGTATGACCCGATGGTAGATAGCACCCTGGGCGGCATCTTTGGTATGACCAGGACTTTTGAATACTACCCGCAGGGCACCACGACCGGCAACCCGAAATTTACCGGTACTTGCATTTTGACCAGTTACAATCCGGAGACTGCCGTTGATGAGGCCGGCACCTTTAGCGCTGAATTCCAGGTTAGCGGTGCCGTTACCCGGACAACCGCTTAATAATTAATAAGGGGGTTTATTTGTGAGTAAGTATTTGGCTTTTGAGGATATCATCAACAAACCAGATCTTGATGAAAAAGAATTGTTTGTGCCCGAATGGGATGGCTATGTTAAAATTCGCGGACTTACTAAGGCACAGCAGCAGGCTATGCGGCGGCAGGCCAGCACTGCAAATGGCCAGATTGACACCGACAAGCTGGAAACAATCATGCTGGCCAGCTGTTTGGTGGAGCCAGCAATCACCCTGGAGCAGGCAGAGCAGCTTAAAAACAAATCTGCCGCAGCGATCGACCGTATTCTGCGGGAAATCCTGGAGCTGGCCGGACTGACCGAAGAAGCACAAAAAGAGGCTATGAAATCCTTTCGTCCTGGGGTTTAAGGACCCCAGGCGATACCCTGATGAGTGGGAAAAAGTTTTCACGTTTCGGCTGGCCCGGGACCTGGGCATGACTGTTGCGGAGCTGGAGCGGAAGATGAGCACCAGGGAATTTGTGGAGTGGATAGCATTTTACGCAGCGGAGGCCAAAGAGCGGGAAGCCGAAGATAAAAAGGCCGAGCAAAAAGCCAGGGCCAGCAGGATGAGGAGGCGATAAAATGGCGCAAGTAGGCGAATTATTTGTCCGATTAACAGCCAGGACCTCGGAATTTCACAAGGCGTTAGATGAAGCCAAGGAAAAGCTAAACAGGGTAGCCAGCAGCGCCGGGGGAGCCTCCACGGCCGCAGCAGCTTTTGTAGGGGCAATCGGAGCAGCAGCAGCTGCGGCAGCTGGCTTTGGCGTAAAGCTGGCAGCTGAGTGGGAGCAGACGGAAATGGCTTTTGCTACCATGTTGGGGAGCGGAGAACGGGCGAAGGCGTTTTTAGAGGAATTGGATGCATTTGCAGCCCGGACCCCGTTCGAGTTGCAAGGGCTAACCGAGACCAGCAGGAAGCTGCTGGCCTTTGGCTTTAGCGCAGAGCAGATTATCCCCATGATGACCGCCATCGGAGATGCTGTGGCCGCATTAGGAGGAGGACAAGCCGAAATAAGCCGAGTTACTTTAGCATTGGGTCAGATGCAGGCCAAGGGCAAGGTGTCGGCCGAGGAAATGATGCAGCTGGCCGAGTTAGGCATACCGGCATGGGAAATGCTGGCCCGAGCTATTGGAACAAGTATCCCGGAAGCAATGAAGCTGGCGGAAAAGGGGGCAATATCCGGGGCTACCGGAATAAATGCTATCCTGGCGGGCATGGAAAAGCGTTTCGCCGGGGCGATGGATAAACAAAGCAAGACCATGCTGGGCTTATGGAGTACCATAAAAGACCAGCTAATATTTATAATGCGTTCTGTCGGGCAGGAGCTAATTGATGCATTTGGCATTAAGGACATTATGCAGCAGGTGGCTAATGAGCTGGGCAACCTAACGGCACGAATAAGGCAGCTTAAAAATGAGGGACATAGTTTGCGGGAGGCTATAATGGGGGCATTCTCCCCAGAGGTCAAAATGCTGGTTGTGGCCTTAGCTGGGGCTATAGTGGGTGCTTTGGTCCCGGCCTTGTTATTAGCAACAAAAGCGGCTATAGCCTTACTAGCATCTCTCGGACCGTTTATGTTACAAGGAGCAGCTATTGCAACAACGGCTTACCTAATTCAAAAAGCGTGGAGAGATGCTGGGGGCGGAATAGCTGCAGTTGGTGTGTTTATACTTCGAGTGATTGGGTCGGTAGTACGGATATTGAGCCTGCTTATTCCACCGCTGGCCGGGGTAGCAGACCGGATATTTGCTTATAGCAACACATTAGGGCAGGCGAGCAACAAAACAGCGGAGGTAGGCAACAAGATAAAGCAACAGCAGCAGGCAATTGCCGGGGCCGGACAAAAAGCAGCGCAATCGCAGCAACAGTTAGGTAAAGCAGTCGAGGGGGCTGGCAAAAAAGCAGGCAAAAACCTGCAGGTTTTTGACCAGGTTTACACCCTGCAGGAGGACATGGCCGATGCTGCAAGCGGAGCTGCGGCGAATATGGCGATGCCACAGGTAGCGGCTCCCAATATTGCGGCTCCAAAAATCCCGGACCTGAGTCAAGCTACCGGCCCTATAGGTGAGCTGGCAAAGAAGTGGGACGAGCTGGCAGCAGCAATGGAGAAGGCCAGACCTATCCTGGAGGCGGTCGGGTATATTGTGGCTGCATTAATGCTGGGTAAATTTATTAAGCTTGCGGTCGAAGTGGGCAGTTTTATCGGGAAGCTACTGCCGCTGGGCAGAATAATGCAGTTTATAGCTGAAATACCGCTGGTAAAAAGGTTGTTAGATATAAGCTGGGCATTAGGTTTATTTGGGCGCTATGCGCTGGCGGTTGTGGGGTATGTAGCAAGGATGGCAGCAAGTTGGATAGCCGCAATCGGTCCAATCGGGTGGCTAATCGCAGCCGTTATCGCGTTGGCGGTTGTAATATACTTTTACTGGGACGAAATCAGTGCCTGGACAAAGCAAAAATGGTCCGAATTAACTGCTTGGCTGAGCCAGGCTTGGGAGAATATAAAATCCTGGGCGGCCCAGAAGTTTTTAGCTCTTGTTATGGGCATTGGACAGTTATGGGCTGACTTAAAAACAGGGACGGTCGAGAAGTGGAACACAATAGCAAACTATCTCTCCCAGGCGTGGGACAATATCAAATCCTGGGCCGGGTCAAAATGGGGGGCGCTGACAGATACAATAAAGAGCAGCACAGCAGCAGCAACCCAATGGGTAGCGAACAAATGGGAGGCCGCCAAAAACACAGTTGCTGAGCTATGGGACAGCTTGAAGCAGGCCACAAAAAGCAAATGGGATGGGATTACGGCGGTGCTTAAAACTGCCATTAATAGCGTTATTGGCTTTATTAACAAGCTAATTGATATGTGGAACGGTCTGCGGTTCAGCGTACCAAAAGTCAGCCTACCCGGGGGCCTGACTTTCGGCGGGTTTGACGTTGGCGTTGTGAAGCTGCCCAAAATCCCGTTTCTGGCCAAAGGCGGCATAGTCACCGGCCCCACTTTGGCGATGGTTGGCGAAGCCGGCCCGGAGGCAGTTGTTCCCTTAAGCGGTTCGCGGGGCGCCGCCTTTGCGGACCAGATCGCACAGGCAGTATATGTTGCAGTCCGGGACGCTTTGCGGATGCACAGCGCAAGCAATAGCGGGGAGCACCGGCAGCAGGAAATCGTGCTTGAGATAGATGGCAACCGCATCGGCCGGGCGCTGATCCCGGCGCTGACCCGGGAAAGCCAGCGGCTGGGCCGCACCGTAATCATAGGGGGGTGATGGCATGGCGCTGGTTACAATTAACGGACGGGCGATCGCTGACCCGTCTGATATTGAAGTAGGTCAGTACCGCATAAGCAAAGCGGAGCGGACCGCTGCTGGTAAAATGATGATGGAGATTATCGCTATTAAAAGGTCCGTTACCCTTAAATATAACCTTATCTCGGAGGCTGCCCTGAAAACAATTCTGGATGAGCTGGAAAGCAAGACATTTCACACCCTGACTTACCCTGACCCACAGGGGAGCGGCGGGGCAAAGACCATAACCGTATATGTGGGTGACATAAAAGAGAGCGCCTGGCAGACCGTCGGGGGCGTTAGGTACTGGCGGGATGTCAGCATAGGACTGGTGGAGCAATAATGCGGCAAGTTAGCAACGAGTTTATGCAAGCCATGGTATCAACAGAGCGGAGAGTTCTGGGCCGGGTACAGATTGATTACACCGACCCTTTTATTGATCAATCCATAGCCTGCTCTGCAAACGAACAGGCCAACATCTCCTATCCTGGCCAGACGGCGGACGGAGTAGCTGAGCCGTTTACCAAAATAGCGGCGCTGGACGGGGCCTGGGTGCTGGACGGTACTTTCGCCCTGGCACCGGGACCAGGAGAGGAAGAGCTGTTGCAAATGGGCTGGTGGGGTAGTCAACTGGCGAATGCTGTGGGCTATTTTAGCCAGCCCTATCCGACCTTGACCATATCTTTTTTTAGTAGACCGATAACCCGACTGTCGGTGGTAGGGGACAGCAAACGAGGTGAATATCCGACTGAGTTTACGATCCGACTGTATAATGGGACCACCCTGTTACATACAGAGCAGGTAACGGGGAATATGCAGGTGAGCTGGTCGAAAACCCTGGGGACGCCGGTAACACAGGTAAACAAAATGGAACTGGAGATAAGCCGATGGAGTCACCCTGGCCGACAGGTAAAAATAACCGAATTTTACACCAGCATCAGCGAGGTGTACGAGGGGGAAGATTTGATAAGCATATATTTGCTGGAAGAGCGGGAGATAAGCAATGGTAGCTTGCCAGTGGGGAACATCAGCGCAAACGAAATAACCGTGCGGCTAAGTAATGCGAGCCGCAAGTTTGATGCGGACAACAAACAAAGCCCGCTTTACCAGCTGCTGAAACCTAACAGGCGCATTAGAGCCTGGTTGGGAGCGCAGTTGCAGAGCGGAACCGAGTGGGTGCCGCTTGGGGTATTCTGGGCTGGAGACTGGAAAGCACCCAGGGATGAAGTATATGTGGAAACAACCGGCCGGGACAGGCTGGACTTGCTAAGTAAAAGCACCTTTAAGGGCAGTCAGGTCTGGCAAAACATAACCCTGTACCAGTTGGCGGAGGCAATCCTGCAGGATGGCGGGCTGGCAACGGGAGAATACTGGCTTGATCCGGCGCTGGCAGAGCATACGATACCTTACGCTTACCTGGGTGATATAAGTCACCGGGAAGCGCTGCGGAAAGTAGCGGAGGCTTGTCTGGGTCAGGTTTATTGTGACCGGGATGGAGTGGTGCGGCTGGAGACCATGGAATATGTATATCAGCGGGCCAGTCAGTATTTGCTACCGTTTTTTAATGTGGAAGCTGGAATAAGCATAGGGAAAGATGATTATTACAAGCTAGATCGGCCTACAAAGTGGGGACAGATTGCGAATTTAGTGGAGGTGGAGACTCAGCCGCTGCTCCCCAAAAGCGCCGAAGAAGTATATCGCAGTAATGAACAGATCGCCGTTGGCCCGGGCCAGCAGGTACAGATTATTGCATATTACAACAAAACCCCCTGCATAAATGCGGTTGCTGCCTTGCAGGGGGCCACAAGCACAGTCATAGCGGCAGTGCAGTATTATGCCTGGGGTGCAGAATTGACATTGCAAAACAGTGGGCAGGCGGCAGAGCAAGTGATAATAAGCATTACGGCCCAGCCGCTGGAGGTGGCAAACAAACAAAAAGCCATAGCCCGGGATGATGTCAGCATAACCGAGCATGGGCTTATCCGCTATGTTTACCCGGGGAACCCATTGGTACAGACCCTGACGATGGCGCAGCAGATTGCAGACAGGTTGCTGGCAAGTTTTAAGGACCCGAGGAGGGATATAGACCTTGAATGGCGAGGCAACCCGGCGCTGGAACTAGGAGATGTGGCAAACGTTGAGGGGGACACTACCTGGGAACCTTTTGCCGTGATTAAGCAGGAGCTGGAATTCGCCGGAGCATTGCGAACAAAATTAAGCGCAAGGAGGTTATAAAATGACCTATGCAGATAATGCTTTAAAATTGGACGCTAACGGGCGTCCTATACCACAGGCATATAACCCGGTGCTGGACGACTTCGAGGAAGTTACCAGTTACGGAAAACAGTTAATTGTAGGCACTATGCAACAGCCCTGGCGGGAAGACTTCCCTGGAACTGGACTGAACACAAACTGGCAGGTGGTGCAAACCGGCAGCGGGCACACCATAACGGTTGCGAATAGCGTTTTAAGTATCGCCACCGGAACCACCGCTGATACCGAGACCATTATTCGCAGCACCAAAAAGTTTACTATACCTTTTCGGGTATGGTTTATCGCTTATTTGTCACAGCGCATAGCTAACCAGGAGTTTTACCTGGAGTTAGTTAACGAAGCAGGGGACATGGTAGCGCAATGGCTGCTGGACGGCACTTCGGCCACGAGTGGCAAGCATAATGTCGCTAATGCCGGCACTTATGGCGGAGCAATATCGATGACCACTTTATCGTCCGCAAGTTATACAATTTTTGAAATTGAATTATTCCCGGATGAAACTTACTTTGTAAGCCGTTATGCGGACAGTACCAGCCAGAAAAGTTATATTGGCTGCAGGACCCGGTTAATCCCGGACCCGACCCAGGAATATTATGTGCAAATCAGGGCCAAAAACCTATCCATAGCGCCGACCAGTAGCACCACATTATATATTGATGCGATTGTAGTGCAGGACATCAGTGAGCTAACAGCCGAGGTTACGGGGGGCAGAGGAGGCGGCGGTGCAAGCCAGAGCGTACCGGTTTATTTGGCCGTCACACCTGCGGCGATGATGAGGAACCGGCGGACTGTTTATACCGATAGCACGACTGCTTTAGGTGCTAATGCAACCTATACCGGCTCCACCCGGGACCTGGGTACTGACGGAAACAATTACCCAGCTTTTGCTATCGCCCGGGCCTATGCGGATCAGCCAGGAACGCTGTATATTGAGCAGTCCAGGGACGGCTCGGTCTGGCGGTCGGCGGTTGGCGACAGCATAGCCCTGGCGGCAGGCGAAACCCGCACTTTAACGGTACGGTTATTGGCCAGATACTGGCGGGTGAAATATGTAAACGGCGGCACATCACAGGGCAGCTTTGAGCTAATTAGCAGCACATCGGAGGTGTAAAGCTATGGCGCAGTTTTTAGAAGGTTATGCTTTTGTGGAATGTGGCTATTGCAGGGGCAAGTTCCAGGCTCTGAAAGAGTACGACTACGGCCTGGATACCGACCAGGAGGCGCTGGGCCAATTGGTGCAGGCACATTGGGCGCAATGCACTGCAGAAAACCCATACATTGACCCTAATGGATATTATGGGGAGTGATTGCTGAATGGGCAGCGCACCGAACAACTACCAGAACCCTAAAACTGACTGGGCCGCCGGGAACATCCCGACGGCCTCTGATTTTAACCGCATTGAGGGCAATATTCTGGCGGTGGAGGAGAACGCCAGGACCATTGACCCGGCCCAGGCACCGACGGGGAACAGCGGCAGCTTGCGGCAATTTTTGGACTGGCTGGCAAATCGGGTCAAGGCGATAACAGGCAAGGCAAACTGGTATGATAACCCTGACATAACCCTGGCATCTCTGGCCGCACACAAGAGCAGACATGCCACAGGGGGGCCGGATCAACTTACTCCGGCCGACATTGGAGCGGCAAGTCAAGCGGCCCTGGACGCCCACGCAAACCGCACCGACAACCCGCATAGTGTAACTGCTGATCAAATAGGGGCAAGTAACATCCTATCCCAACTGTTGTCTGTTGACGGCCCGGGAAGCGGATTGGATGCGGATACAGTGGATGGGAAACATGCTAGTGATTTTGTAGTACTTAGCGATTTGCCATCTGTTGTCAAGGTTGTCAACCCTAATTCGCTAAATAAACAACAAGCATATACTTATACATCAGCAAGCAACACCGATAGCAGCGCATCGTTTGTAAAGCAAAATTGGCACAATAAAGTCAGAGTGTATTATCATTTTGTAGATGCATATGGTTCGGGCTCATCTTCTGCTAATTACACTGTGGCAATCAATAATACAGTAGTTAAAAGTTCAAGTATAAGTGGAGATGGTTTTGACGTCTGGGTTAATGATATTTATGACATCACTAACATTGCAAAAGGGCAAACAGTAACAATAACTATTCACATAACTCCTATATCTGGGTATACAGCAGTGAGAGACTTGTACTTGTATACCGAGGATGAGCTTGATTTGCGTTTCACATAATCATAAAAAAGCCGACTGCATAGCGATTTTTTATTTTACCTGGAAGGAGGCCGGGCGGATGTCGGAACAGGATATTAGGACAATTTCGGACAGGCTGAATGAAATGAGCCAGCGTTTGGCAAGGATAGAAGAGCGGTTAAGTATAGTACCATTATGCGGTTCGGACTGCGCCCGGGGAAAGGCAGCGGAGCTAGAGAGGCGGCTGGTCATTCTGGAGCAAGACAAAAGCTGGATATATAAAACCATCATCGGCGCCGTTATCGGCGCTTTTTTGGCGCTCATTTTAAAAGGAGGGGCCTAAGGTGGAATACAAAATTATTACGCCGCAAATAAATTGGAAGGACCCGGCCGACTTAAAGCCGCTGGATAAGAAGGCGATTATCGGCATTGCCTTGCACCATATGGCAAACCCTAATTGGGGTTTTTGGGACGTACACCGGGCCCACCAGTCCCGGGGCTGGAATGGCATCGGATATAATTTCTGGATTGGCTTTGACGGGACCATATACCAAGGCCGAGGCTTTAACGTCGGGGCCGGAGTCAAGGGACACAATGAGCAGCTGATATCGGTCGGGTTCCAGGGCGATTACCATAATGTGCAGACCATAATGCCAGACGCACAGTACAATGCAGGCGTCTGGCTTATTAATTGGCTCAAGCAGCAACTGCCGAATATACGCATTGTGCACGGGCATAAATACTGGGCTCAGACTGCTTGCCCTGGGCAAAATTTCCCCCTGACCGAAATGGCCCTTGGCCGGTGGAGAGGACAGCCACCGGCACCAAAACAGGAGGACCAGCTTGCCGAGGCAGTTAAGGTGTTGCAGTCCCAGGGGATTATTAACAGCCCGCAATACTGGCTTGACCACGCCAGGAAAGGTAAGCTGGTTGAGGGCGATTATGCTGGGACACTGATCATGCGTATGGCCGAGAAGTTGAAGGGAGGAAAATAGCTTATGCTACCACTAGAACTTGTGATGGCTCTGACGGTAGGATTTACCGAAAGTCTAAAACAATCTTTTAAAATTCCCAAACAATGGCTCTGGCTGCTGGTGATTGCTCTGGGCGCTGCCTTAAATGGCCTCAATGCCTGGGCCTTTGGCGGATCGGTGCTGGAGGCAGTGAAAGAGGGAATTGTTGGCTCTGCGACAGCCAGCGGTATCTATGGTCTGACCAAGGCGGCTCTAAAGGGAGGTAATGCAGATGGCGGCGATAGGTAAATGGTACGGCCAGGCGCTGATTAAGGCCTTGAACTGGGACACTGACGCCATAAAGGTAATGCTGTGCAGCAGCGCGTATGTGCCAGATCAGGATAACCATGTATACTTAAGCAGCATAACCAACTATGAGGTAACCGGGACTGGTTATACAGCTGGTGGGCAAGTGCTGGCCGGCAAAACGATAACATATGATGCGGTAAACAATAAGGTGGTGCTGGACGCAGCCGATGTCACCTGGCCTAATGCCACCATAACCGCCAGGTATGCGGTTATTTATGCCGATACCGGTAACCCGGCTACAAGTCCGCTGCTGGGCTATGTGGACTTCGGGCAGGATGTCAGCAGTACCAACGGCAATTTTACGATTGCATGGGATGCAGCAGGCATCTTTAACATTACCGTAGGCTAAGGGGTGAAACCCCATGCAGGAGATAAAGAGGACAAGAAATAGCAAACACTATCTTAGACCTGACGGGAAAATAGAAGTATACCTAAACGATATCCACTATCATGACGGCAACGGCTGGCAGGAAATTATCGAAAACTGGGAATACGAGCCGGGATTTGGCCACAAGGTAAAGCGGGCAGGGTATAATCTGCGTATCCTGCCTGGCTACCTGCGGTTTGGTTTTGCACCAGGGGTTTATGTAGACTACAAGTTGCCCGCCGGGACCAGGACTGTTTCGGGACGCAATTTAACAATATCGGATGCCTGGGTAAATAGCGATCTGGAGTATACCAACGGCCCGAGCGGGGTTAAAGCTGAAATAGTGCTAAAAGCGCCAGGTCATCCGGCTGAATTCAGGTTCGGCGCATATACCAAGAATTGCGAAATGGCGCAGGTTGGGCAGGAGGTTGTTTTTACAAGGCAGGGGGATATAGTCGGCCGGGTGCTGGCTCCATTTGCGATCGATGCAAGCGGCGATGTTGGCCCGGTTGATTTGCGGCTGGAAGGCAACGATATAATTTTTACTCCTGACCCCGTCTGGCTGTCTACCGCCACCTACCCTGTTCGGATTGACCCTACGACTACGTTACAGCCTGAAGCTGCTGCAAGCAAAGATGCCTATGTTTGGCAAACAAATGGTAGTACAAACTATGGGACCAATACTGCTCTTTTTGTGGGCACCCACCCAATCTATAGCACACCTTTTCGCAGTTATTTGCAGTTCGATATTTCATCTATACAAGGAGATATAACAAATATCACCTTGCAGTTATATGCCTACTATGTTACGGGAGCAGGGCCTCAAGTATCGGCGTATTTACCATCAACAACGTGGGACGAAGCTGCAATAACATGGGGCAATCAACCTGCGATTGGAAGCAAAATAACAGGGCCTGTATCTGTTACAGCGACTGGTACTTGGTATAATTTCGACCTCACGCCTGTGGCAACTACATGGAAAACCGCTAACAATGGCATAGTGCTTAAACAAGACCCAGAAGGCGGAGCTTATACCTATGCCGGTTTTTACAGTTCCGACTATTCTGACGCCACCTTGCGTCCGAAGCTGGTTATAACCTACACGGCAGCTGTGATTGATGCAGTTGTGGGCCCAGCCCCGGCAAACGGGACTGCGACAGCGGTAGGAGTTAATGTAAGCGGCAGTGCTAACACAACCGGGGCAACTGCATCTGCAACAGCACAAGCACTAGCACCGGCAGTTGTTTGCAGCGCTGACATCACGGCAACTGTGGCAGAGGTGAGTGTCGCAGGATCCAGTGCAAATTTTAGTGGGCAGGCCGTAGTCGCTCCAGGCTTTGCACTGGCGGCAGCAGGAGTGCATTTGCCGCAGGTTAATGTCGAGGCAATTATACAAGCTGCGATTATGTTGGCCCTGGCAACCTGTTTGGCACCGACGGTTGCTGCTTTTGCGCCCAAAAAGAAATCGCCAGCATACAGCTGGCGAGTATCACCGGACCGATACTCTCACAAAGAGTTGCCGGATAGATGGGTTGTTAAGGTATTGCCTGACTGCTATACCTGGAAGGAGTTGAGCTAAATGGGGAGAGTGATACAGGTTGGCGAAGAGCGAGAAATAGGGATAGAGCTGTTCTCAACTGACGGTACTAATTTTATGGTGACCGCCACTTATGAGTATAAGGACCCGGCTGGAAACATATTGGCCAGCGGGCCAGCGCAGGTGGATGGGCATAAGGTTTTTGTGTTGCTAAAGCCGACCGTAAGTAACCGTAACCCAGTCGTGTTCACCTGCACCATAACCCCGCTGGACCAGCAAGGCCAGCCGGATCCGAACAAAAACCAGGAGAAGCTGATTGTACCAGTGCCAGTTATTGTTCCGTGACAGACGGCAGAAAGAACGGCTTTTCTGCGCATTTTGTCGAATATTGACGAAAATCAAATGAAGGATTTATCTGCTTTTTGGCGAATATACTGAAACAGAATGAATAATATATTCAGATAATATATTCAGTAGAGGGATATGAAAATGCAAAGTTCAGTAACAATTAATAACGAAAGCGAACAGACACAAACAAAGGAATATTGTTTATACTGTATGTATGCTTATCAATCTCCTGATAAGCCTGGGTTTATTGCTAATTTAGGGTTCAGGTTTATTTATACGCTTCTTGCTTGGATTTTATTAGGATATAAGAATTCGGCAGGTTCTAGTTTTTTTGTTTCATTATTATTTTTTGTTAGTCCTTTGTGCGTTGACTATCTTAAATTTGAGCCATCAGAAAAAATAAGAAAATATTTTAAGAAAATTAGTTTGTGTATAACTTTTTTCTGGGTTATCATTGGAATTTTAGGAGTCTTTGAAATTATTACTTTAAATAACGAATTACATATTCAATTAAGTAAAGATTTTATTGCGTTTCGTAGTCTAAATATAAATATTAGCTTATTATATGTTTGGTATGCACTTATGGTAAATGTAATAATTACTTTGTTAGATTGGATTATTTGTGAATATCCAGCAGAAAACGCAAAAAAATGGGCAAATGAATTCAACTCATAATTTTTATCAAAAGAGGTGATAAGTATGATAGTCGACAACTTTCTTTATGTTTTAATTATATTATATTTAACACTTGCTCTTGGCATCTTTATAAAAATCTATTTAAAAGGAGTACGGGGTTTTACACTGTTTATTCATCCGTTTATTATGCCTATAATTATTTTCGATTCTGGAATAAAATTTGCTTTTCATGAAGCAATTAAACAAGCTACACCATGGCAAAAATTAAGGGTCTTTATTTTGCTTTTTAAAGCTGTAATTATAATGTTTCCAATAATAGTAGGTGTTTCTGGAAAACATATTTACGATACACAACTTGAGATAGCAGAAAAAATGAAAAAAAGAAAACCAAAAGAAAGGCGCTTACATCTTCGTGAACAATTAAGCGATCAAAATAAATTCACAAAGAATTTTTTGAAGCAACAGCATCATATGTATTGCCATTAA